AATATCGCTACAAGGTCCAGGATGGCTGCGTGGCGCAGGATCGCGGCTATCGGCCGGCCGACGTTGACCGGGACTGCGCTGACTTTGGCTGGCGCGGGATGCGCGGACACGCGCGCAAGACCTGGACGATGCGCGACGAGCACACCGATGCGCTGGTCAACTTCCCGTTCTCGGAGCCCCGGATCAGCGACTACCGCGGCGGCGACGTGTATTACTACGACTGGTCGGGCGACTATTTTAAGGACCTCCTGGCAAACGCGCTCGAGGCCAAGGGCGACCTTAAATGGCTCATGCCGGCGGACGTTAATCCGCTCTACCTCGAGCACCTCAAGGGTGAGTCAAAGGTCGAGATCCGGACCGGCGTCTGGGAATGGCGTGAGGTAAAAAGCAACGCGCCGAACCACGGCTTGGACACGAGTGCGATGATGCTCTGCATGGCGACGATCGCGAACGTGATCCGCTACGCGGCGCCGAAGGAATAGGGCAAAATCAATTCTATTTATGACCTCAAAAAGACCCTATGATAAACAACGATATGCTCTGTGGGCTGCAATTCCCGGTAATCGCGAAAAAGACAGAGCTAGGCAAACTGAGTACAGAAGGAAAAAAGGCATGCTCTCTAGCAAAGATGCGTTTGAGATTAAAGGCAGACGCATTTTACACAACCCAGAAGCGTGGGAAAAGAGTCGGCAAACCACAAAAGCAAAAAAGGAGTACCACCCAAATGCTTCGTTTTGGAGTTTATTGTCCCCATGCGGACAGGTTTTTAAGTTCCGAAACCTCCATGCATTTGTTGAATCTAATCAGCACTTATTTACGCCCTATCAACTAGAGCATGTTAGAAATGCAAAGGGACGACCAAGAGCACGCGTAATAGTATCGCTGAGCGAATTATCGCCAAGAAGAAAGCGAAACTGCGAAACAATCTTTGGATGGAGATGGCACATCGACGGAAAAGATCACGAAACGCTTCTAACTGTTCTGCCTGAGCCGACCCAATAAGAAGGGCGGCTTTGACGTTTCGAGCAGTGGTATGCTCGACAACCCTTTTATCGGACTGGACACCGCGACGCTGACGGCGCTTAAGACCAAGACGATTGACGCGATCCAGGCCGTGCTGCTCAACCAAAGCTACAGCCTTAACGGCAAGAGCGTGAGCCGGGCGGATCTCAACGCGCTGAACAACATGCTCGGCAATTTACAAGACGCATTGACCGACGCGGCCGGAACGTCAACGGATACGACCTTCATCAGCTTCAACGGCAACTAAACACCATGAGCAACGACTTCTTCGACGCGTCAAAATTGGTCGCGCAAAAACCTTGGCTAGATCGCGCGCTCGAAAACATTGCGCCGACCTGGGCGCTCAAGCGTCTCGAGGCTCGCGTGCAGAAGTCGCTTTTCGAATACAACGCAGCGCGCACCAATCGACTGTATTCTCCGAAGCAGTACGCTCAGCCGGCCGAGAGCTCGCAGAATCAGCGCGACCGCGTAGTCATGATGTATGAGGCGCGGGACCTGGTGGAAAACTTTCCCGAGGCTCGGGAGATCTCGCGCAAGTTCGGGCTCTACTTGACGCCGCACGAATACTCACCGACGACCGGCGACCGCGATTACAACCGCGTCATCGACGAGTATTTTCATCAATGGTGCAAAAACTGCGATGTAACCAACCGGCACAGCTTCAAGAAATTGGTGCAACTCGCAGCCGAGGAACGGCCGATCGACGGCGATTGTGGCTTCGTGATTCGTCGCAGCGGCGAAGGTCTCAAGCTCCAACTCGTGCCGGCCACGCGCATCGGCAACCCGAACGATACCGCGGTCGCTTCGAACAATTATTACCAGGGCATTATCACAAACGACTTCGGCCAGCCGGTCGCATATCGGATCTTCCGCGTGGACCGCAACGGCGTTTACTTCGGAGCCGAAGACATCCCGGCGAATCAGTTCTGCCATTACTTCGATCCGTTTCGCGTCGATCAATACCGCGGCATCACCGATCTGCACAGCGCGATCCAGACCGCGCGGATGCTGCACGAGATCCTCCAGGCGGAGAAAGCCGGCGTGCGATTCTCGTCGCAACAGGCGGCGCTGATCTTCAACGACCGCGGCACGGCTAACCCGCGCAACCTTTTCCAGCCGAATCCGACGATGACTCTGCCGAACGGGCAGCAACAGAAAAACGAGCTGACCGAGGTCGGCATGATTCGGTACTTCCAGAACTCCGACCGCGTCGAGGTCATGCCGTCGCGTCCATCGCAGGCGTTCACGGGCTTCGTGCAGCATCTCATGCACGAGATTGCTCTCGGCGTCGGTGTGCCAGAAGGCGTGCTGTTCGGCACCCAGGACTACAAGGGCCCAAGCGTGCGCGCAGAATTCGCCGCGGCCGATCGCGTTTTCACGAAGCAGCAAGGCGTGCTCACCGACAAGGTCCTGGATCCGATCAAGGACGCGGTCATCCTCGATGCCATCGCCCGCGGCGAGATTGCTCCTCCGACTCTGATTGCCGGCGAGACCATGGTGCAGGCTTTGCGCCGGGCGACTAAAGGCGAGTGGCGCTTCCCGGCCAAGCTCTCGATCGACGTGGGCCGTGAGTCCGCGGCGAACATGAACGAAAACCGCCAGGGCGCCAAGTCGCTCCAGGAGATTGCAGCCGAGGAAGGCACCGATGCGTTCTCGAGACTCGAGCAGATCGCAATCGAGGCCGGCTTTGTGAAGGAACTCGCGGTTAAATACGGCGTGCCGGAGACGGCGATCCGACTGACGACGACCTCTCTGCCAAGCACGCCCGCGGCCGCAGCCGCAGCCGGCGATGCCGTCGGAGCGAGCGCAGCCGAGGCGCAAGCCGCTAGCGTTGCAGCGGCGCCGGCCGCAATCGAGCCAGTCCAGCAGATCGAAAACGATGCGAACCTGGTCACGATTAACTTTGCGACCGACTCTTATATTCCGACGGACGCGATGGCGGACAACGCTCGGCGTGCGCTCGAGATCCGCGAGAAGAAGCCGATGTCGCAACGCGGCATGACCAGCGTCGGCATCGCCAGGGCCCGGGATCTCATGAACAAGCGGCCGATGTCCGAGGACACGGTGCGCCGGATGAAAGCATTTTTTGACCGGCACGAAGCCGACAAGCAAGGCGAGACCTGGGACGAGCAAGGCAAGGGCTACCAGGCTTGGATGGGCTGGGGTGGTGACGAGGGCTACTCCTGGTCAACGGCTATCGTCGAGCGGCTGAATAAGCAGGCCGACACTAAGGAAATCAAAGCAGCATCGGCCGAAGTGCGGCAGACCTTTGCTGCGCTGCAACCGCCGGAGCCCGAAGAGTGGCTCGACGCGGTGCAGAATTTCCGCGCGAAACAGAACGGGCGCGTCGATGAGATTAAGCAATCCATCCTCGGGACCAGGTCGATCATTGAGTTGACCAAAAAACAGTATGAGCTCCCGACGCCCAACGCCGAAGAAACGCACGACGACTTCATGACTCGATGCATGGCGGATCCGGTCAGCACCGCTGAATTTCCCGACGCTGAACAGCGCACCGCGGTCTGCATGAGGCAGCACGAAGGTCTATTTGCAAAAGTCGGCGAGCGGGGCGCAATCGTTGCCTCGGACAAGGCGCCGAAGTCGGACACGCCGCGGCAAGATCCGAAGGGCGAGGGCAGCGCCAAGGGCGACGCAAGCGGCAAGCGTGGAGCCGAGGTCACCGCGGAGCAGGAGGCGACGCTGCAAAAGAAAGCCGACGACTTCAACGCGAAGGACTCGAACACGCGCAACGGCCGAGCGACACCTGGCGCGCTCAAGGCTGTTTTCCAACGCGGTCTCGGTGCGTTTAACACCTCGAGCAGTCCGCGCGTCACCTCCGCGTCGCAGTGGGCGTTCGCTCGCGTCAACGCGTTCCTCTACCTCTTGAAAAACGGACGGCCCGAGAATCCGAAATACACGACCGATAACGACCTCTTGCCAGAAAAGCATCCGAAGGCTGGGAAATAAAATCATGATCCACACTCAGACCCAAATCGACAACCTCATCGAGCTAGCAATCATCCAGCGCGTCGAGCTCAAGAAGCTCGTCGAGTCGCTGCCCGAGTTGCGCACGCACCTCTCGGTCGAGATCGAGCGCAACCTCAACGAGATCGAGCCACTACTGCGCGAAGAGCTGCAATCCTATTTACTGACCAGCTCCCAGGCCGAGCACGCAAAGCTGGGCAATGCGCTCAAGCAAAAGATCGCCGAGCTGGCGGTCCAACTCGAGGACACGACTGCTGCGAAGTATTCCGTGTTGATGGCCGAGCGCGCCGAGAATGAAACGTTGTTGGCCAAGGCCGAAGCGCGCATCGCCGAGGCTGCATCTGCGCTGCCGAACGCGGTCAAAGAAATCGTCACCGAGGAACTCTCGCGCTTTCCTCGCGCGGGCGAGATCGATAAACTGCGCAAAGAATTCGCTGAGCCGAAGGGCTTGAATCCCCGGGGCAAGTGGGCGCCAGGCGAGACCTATCAGCGCCTGGACCTGGTGACATGGAACGGCGATTCCTTTGTTTCGAATATCGACGGCAACCGTGAGCGGCCGAGCCGGAGCGCGGCAGACTGGACTCTAAATGCGGCACGCGGCAACAGTGGTGGCGGCGGCGGTGTCACGTCGATCACCGACCTCTTACCCATTCCAAGCAGCGGTCAGATCCTGGGCAGTGAAGGTCCGAATTACGTGCCGAAGAACCTAGTGGCCGGCAGCAACATCACGATCACCGAGACGCCGACGACGATCACGATCACGGGCGACGAGGGACAGATTGAACTGCAGGACGGAACCGAAGCGGCGCCGTCGCTATTTTTTGTCAACGACACGAACACCGGACTCTATCGCCCGACGGCGGACACGGTCGGGATCGTCGGCGGCGGTAACGACATTGTGCGGTTGACTGGCGTGGCGAGCGCGACCGATTACCTCGAGATCAAGAATGGCATCGGTGTTGGCAGTCCGCTTCATGTACTCGCCGAGGGCGCGAGCGCCAACATCGGCGTGCATTTGCAGCCGAAGGGCAGCGGGCTTTTCACGATCAGCGACGGCACCGATTTCAACAAGGGCATCCGCTTCCGCAGCTCATCGAGCGCAGCCAGCGCAGTCACTTTGATCGACGCCGTCTCGACGGCCGGCCGCGTGGTTACTTTGCCAGACGCAACCGACACGCTGGTTGGACGATCGACCACCGACACGCTGAGCAACAAGACCATGATCGCGCCGGCGCTCGGCACGCCGACCGCTTTGATCGGGACGAACATCACTGGAACGGCGGCAGGACTGACCGCGGGCAACGTAACCACGAACGCAAATCTGACCGGCGATGTCACGAGCGTGGGCAACGCAACAAGCATCGCCTCGGGCGTGATTGTAAACGCAGACGTAAACGCGAGCGCGGCCATCGCTTACTCGAAACTGAACCTCGCAACGAGCATCGTCGATGCGGACATCAGTGCAGCGGCCGCAATCGTGGACACGAAGCTCGCGACGATCTCGACCGCTTCGAAGGTCTCGAATAGCGCGACCACTGCGACCTCAGCGAACACCGCCAGCGCAATCGTCGCACGCGACGCCAGCGGCAACTTTACCGCCGGCACGATTACGGCAAACCTTACCGGGAATGTCAGCGGATCCTCCGGTAGCACGACGGGCAACGCGGCCACGGCTACGGCGTTGCAGACCGCTCGCGCAATCAATGGCGTCAACTTCGACGGCACCGCGGCAATCACCGTTGCGGCCGCAGCCGGCACGCTTACTGGCACGACCCTGGCTTCGAACGTAACCGCATCGAGTCTGACCAGCGTCGGGACGCTTGGCTCGCTCACCGTCACCAATCCGATCACGGGCAGCGTGACGGGATCCAGCGGAAGCACGACCGGGAACGCAGCGACGGCGACGGCTCTCGCGACCGGGCGCACGATTGCGATCACGGGCGATATTGCTTACACCTCGCCGAGCTTCGACGGCACCGGGAACGTCACCGCGGCCGGCACGCTCGCGACCGTAGCGACCCCTGGATCTACTGGCGGCAGCACCGCGATCCCGATCATCACGATCAACGCGAAAGGTCTCACGACCTCGATCACGACTGCGGCCGTCATCGCGCCGGCTGGTACGCTAAGCGGCAACACTCTGGCGGCCGGGGTCACGGCTTCATCGCTGACCTCGCTCGGTACGATCGCGAATCTGACCGCGACGGCCGGCACGATCTCGACCACGCCGACCGCCTCCACCGACATCGCTAACAAGCTTTACGTGGATACGGTCGCGCAAGGTCTCGACGCGAAAGCCTCCTGCGTCGCAGCCACGACGGCGGACATCACGCTGAGCGGCGCGCAGACAATCGACGGCGTCAGCATCGTCGCGGGCAATCGCGTGCTGGTCAAAAATCAGACGCTCTCGCAGAACAACGGTATTTATCTTTGCGCCTCGGGATCGTGGACTCGGACGACCGACGCGAACACCTGGGATGCGCTGACCTCGGCCTTCACCTTTATCGAGCAGGGCATGCTCAACGGCGATTGCGGCTTTGTCTGCACGGCGAACGCCGGCGGCACCCTGGGCACGACCGCGTTGCCATGGTCTCAATTCTCGGGTGCCGGCACGTTCACCGCCGGCACCGGGCTGACGCTCACCGGATCCGTGTTCTCGCTCACCTCGCCGGTCGCAGTTGCAAACGGCGGCACCGGCTTGACGAGCCTGGGATCTGGCGTCGCGACCTTCCTGGGGACGCCATCCTCGGCGAACCTCCTGGCGGCGGTCAGCGACGAGACCGGATCCGGCTCGCTCGTGTTTGCCACGAGTCCGACGCTGGTCACGCCGGCGCTGGGCGCGGCCACTGCCACGTCGATTTCAGCAAGCGGAACAGTGACGGGTAGCAACCTCAGCGGCACGAACACGGGCGATCAGACCATCACCCTTACAGGCGGCGTCACAGGTAGCGGTACAGGCTCATTTGCGGCTACGGTGGTCACCAATGCCAATCTAACTGGCGCGGTTACATCGGTCGGAAACGCCACCTCACTCGGCTCGTTCACCTCGGCCAATCTTTCGGCTGCGCTCACAGATGAAACAGGTAGCGGCGCGGCGGTGTTTGCCACCAGCCCAACCCTAGTCACGCCCATCCTCGGCACGCCCAGTTCTGGCACCCTATCGAGCTGCACAGGTCTGCCCATCAGCACGGGCGTCTCGGGTCTCGGCACGGGCATCGCTACGGCTTTGGCGGTTAATACTGGCAGCGCGGGTGCTCCGGTGCTGTTTAATGGTGCATTGGGCACGCCTACAAGTGGCACGGTCACGAACCTAACAGGCACGGCGTCCATCAACATCAACGGCACGGTGGGCGCGACTACGGCTAACACAGGCGCGTTTACGACGTTGAGCGCGAGTGGAACGACAACTATTGGGACTAACGCAGCGGCTGGTCGCCTTATTATAAATGGCCCATCAACCGCTTCAACAGGTGCAA